CTGTCTTTTATATCCGTGAATATGTGGGATATAACAGGATTATCTACGTCATACCTGAACGGTTCAACAGTGAAGATTATAGGTATTTTTCCGAACCTCACCGATAACCTTTCGGGAGATATAGCTGAATGAACAAAGGCGTTATAATACTTTGACGTATCATTGCTTAAAATCAACATGCCGCTGCCGTTCAACCATTTGTTGATATCATTGATTTTTGAATGGTCGGTGATACCTAAAACAAACGACAATTGAACATTTTTAAATTCGTCCCTGGCTTTATTCAGTGGGTACAATCGCCCCGGTATTTCAACTGTCTGCAATATTCTTTCAGCCTTTGGAGGAATGGGGACACTTTCCAGTATCCCAAATTCCCGACTGTCCTTGCCGTTAAAAATAAAATATCCCATTGTATCACACTCCTAACGCCATTTCAGCTTGTTTAACTTTCAATGCAAGCTTATACGCAGTATCTTCAATGTCATCATCATTATGTATTTCTACTTTATCTATGATTACCGTTATACCGCTGTTTGATTTTTCGGAAGATGAACTGTGATTCTTTTGGCTTGAAAATGATGAGATATCGGCATTGACCATAGTATCAAAGCTTGTAGGCAAAGCGTTCTGCATATCCTTAGTGACTTTGTCCATTTCGTCAACAAAACCTACACCGACGCCTTGAGCAAGGAATATACCGACTTTATCTCTGAACAGTTTTGACGGTGAATGAATGCCTAAAGCACTCTTGATACTACTTAACAAACTGCTCGCCATTTCTTTGATTTTGTCCCATATTATATTTACACCATCAATTAAGCCGTCTGCCAATCCTCTTACAATGTCAATACCGACTTGCAGCCAATCTTGTTCCATCAGCGCATTTATAATAGCGGTGATAATTTGCGGAATAGCCATCACTACTTGAGGGATTGCCTGCGGAAGTCCCTCTGCAAGAGCAATTATTAAATCAATACCGGCTTTAATTAATTCTCCGATATTGTTAGAAAAAGCACCAACTATGCTATCAACAATTTCGGGGATTTTCTGCACTAATGTTGGAATACATTCCGTAATACCTTGAATAAGCCCAATAAGTAAATCAAATCCAGCGCTTATTATTGCCGGTATGTTATTAATAAGAGTATCACATAAATTAGTGATTAATTCAGGGAGCATGGGCATTAACTGCTCAATGACCTGATCTAAAGACTGAATAAGTCCTAAGAACAATTGCAAAGCTCCGTCCAGTAATACCGGAAGATTTTCTATTAATGCAGTAGATATTTGAGTTATGATTTCAGGGAGCATGGGTATTAACTGTTCTATTACCAAGTTTACGGAATCTATAAGGCTACTGAACAGCATTACAAAACCGTCAAGGAGTATCGGAAGGATTTCCGGTAACATTTCAACAAGTCCGGTTATCAAGGAATTAAATCCGGTAATAAGAGGCGGCAATATTGTTTCAAGAAGCATTGGAAGATTTGTCACAACTGATTGTATAATAGTATTGACAGCTGTAAGCAGAACCGGAAGATACTGCACCGCCATACCGGCTATATTACTTAAAAAAACTGAAATCTTAGCATTAAACTCCGCCCCTGTTTTATCAACTCCTGTCAATACATCTGCAAATGCCGCCAGCACTCCCGCATACCCTTTTTTAAAAGAAGCCGCTATCGGCATTGCAGATTGTGCAATTTTCGAATTCGCTTCGTTTACCGCTTGTTCAGCTTTTTCATAATCCAACAATGCTTTGTGGGATTTTTCGTATTCGGCATTTACCTGCGCAAGTCCGCTTTCTGCAAGCCACTGTAAAGCATATTGCTGTCTTTCTGCTTCACCTGAACAATTTGCAAGCCCGTTGTTAAAATCGTCAAGGCTTGCGCCGCTTCTTTCAATAAGTTCTGCAAATTGTCCTGTTCCTGCACCTGTTGCTATAGTTTCCTGCAAGCTGTCTGCAAGTGATTCTATTTTCAATGTATCAGGAAATTTTATCACCGCACCGCTTAAAGATTCAACAGCTGATTTTATTTGAGTATCGCTGAATCCTGCCGACATTAAATTTGAAAGTGCTTCAATACTTGAATCTGATTCTCCGGTAAGTGCTGTAAGATTTACAAGTTCTTTTTTTATCTCGCTGAAACTATTACCGGAAGTTTTCGCCCCCTGTTCCAGTTTGGCAAGGTCGTTTCTGTACTCTCTGGTACTTTCAATTGAAGCGAATGTTGCAGTAGCCAGACCTGTTGCGGCTGTTGTATAAGCGGTCAAAGCTTTCGCCGCTGCTTTAACAGATGTTGTAACCGCCTTAGCTCCGGTTTCAGCTGTTTTAAAAGTAATTTTAGCGGCGGCTTTAGCAACGTTCTTGCATACGTTAATAGCCGGCTGTAGCTTTTCCTTGATTGCGGCGGCTTTTTTTGCGGCAAGCTCGAAAGCTCCTTTGACTGAATTTGTGCCGGTCTTTACTTTTTCAAGTACATTTTTAACAGGAGTAAGCTTGTCAGAAATTTTCTTAGCGGCGTCCTGTACGTCCTTAAATGCAGCTGATATCTTTTTTACGTTATCTGATTTATCGGCAAATTCCGCTATTTTAGACTTGAGTTTGTCAGTTGTCTGTGCAAGAGCCAAAACATTTTTATTCTGCTTTGTAAATTCTTCCATCGCCTTTTTGGAAGAATCAAGATACTTTTCGGCAGATGAAAGCTTATTCTTGAAATCGTCCATTGACTTTTCAGCTTTTGCCAAAGAATCAGCGGCTTTTAACGCTTCAACAGAATTTTCCCCGTGCTCTTTAGCCATTTGTTCATACTTTGCCAGAGCGTCATTATATGATTTTGTACTGCTTTCAACTGCACCTTTAAGTGAATCAACTTTGATTTTCTGCTGTTCAACCTGATTTTGATATGCATTACTTACACCAGAAACGTTTTTTAATGACGCAGAATTCTCCGAAAATTTAGCGGTAGCTTCTTTCAATTCTGAGGACATAGCCTTTAACGCTCGGTCAATAGACTGTAATCCCTTTTTATATGCAGATTCTCCTCCTAATTCTAACGTTGTTTTAATGGTTCTTGCCATTGCTTGTTTCACCTACCTTGTAAAGCCACATCTGAATAATATCCCCGGGCTGCATTATCATAATTTCCTGATAGCTTAAGCCTATTGACAGTCCTTTATAGAATAGGCGCAAGCGATTTTCACGCCTGCGCCCTAGGAATTTCCCTCGCTTGCTTCTTTTTCGGCTTCCATTTCTTCAAGGTCAATATCCTTTTCAACAGTTTGCACATTGTCAGGAATCGTATACTGTGAACCACCGTTTATTACTGCAAACAGCGTATCAACTAGTTCTGCTCCTTTTGAAAAATCAAGATTAACTTCAAAAAATTCCGGAGTAAATTCCTGCATTTTTTCTCCGGTACTAAGTCCAAGGGATATGTCACAATTCTTTTTGGCAACCGCACCGTTTGCCAGTGCACATAAAACATTACAAAGTAAATTACATACCTGTAATTCTTCTAGTTCTGCAAATTTTTCTCCCAGTTTGCTTACGTCTCCGCCGCACAAATCAGCTATAGTATTCATTGCTTTGATATTAAAATATAATTCAATTTCATGACCGCCGACATTAATAGTATTCATTAACTAGCACTCCTTTCTTTAAGTGCAACATATGCTGTCTGCAAGCCTGCATAAAGCGCATTGACTTCGGTTTGTGACATATACGATTTTCGTGTAGCCACCTGTACTTCTGTTAATTTATTATATAGTACTGCCCACGATGCAGAAGTATAATCCTCGGAATCAAGTTCACTTATTTCAGTAATTTTAGAATTTAACTGCGATCTGTCGGCATTCGGCATTATATTAGCTTTAGCAAACAGCCAGCTTTTAGCAGCTCCTTCCGTTGTGAATATCGCTGTATCTTCGTATGTATCTCCGTCAAATCCCTCTACAACCATTACAGTTCCTTCAATTTCGGGTGTCTGCCATTCGATTGACTGCCCTTTTGTATTGGTCGCATCAGACGGAGTTTTAAACTGTGTTTTGTAAAGCCATGTTGCCTCATAAATTCGTTGACCATTGTGCACCTTTGTCTTATAAAATCCAAAACCCAGATAAGGCGCAGACTGTCCTGAAGCTCGTCTGATTGAATAGCCGCCGCCCGTAACGGAAGATACAATATTACCGAGCATTTTAGCTTGTACCTGTAATCCGTCTGCATAATCATTTCCGAAATCGGTAACGCCAAGCTTTATAGTACCGCTTGCAAAGCTTGAATCATTTTCGGCTATCGCATCATCACCGTACAACGGATTACTGTTGCTTTCAATTGTTTTTTCCGCTGTTACAGCTTTACCGATAATAAAACCGTTTCCGTAAGTCGGCGCACCTGTTGCAGAATCATAACCCGTAATCTGCGCCGCTACCGGACATTTCAATCCTATCTTTGCCATAATATCACATACCTTTCTTTTCTATATACTTGTCTAATTTTTCCTGCATAGCCACTGCAACTTCTGCGCCAGCATTGGCTTCTGCTTCGTCAATAAAATGAGTTCCCAACTGACCAGATTTTCCGTAATGGGCAATAAATGCTTTTTCTGCATTTCTTACGCCCTTTTTATCTTTTCCCTGCGGATATATATCTCGGAATTTTTTAGCCTTTGTTCCTTTGGCAACACCAACACTTTTTACCATTGAATGAGTATCCATGTGATTATGCTTATTAATAGAGCGTTTCCATTCGCTAGTAATTATTTTTGCACCCTCGTCTAACATTTCCTGCCCTAGCTCACCGTCAACATCTTCTCCCAATTGGCTTAATTCTTTAGCGATATCGTCTAACACATCACCGGAAGTTTTAAAACTTGCCATTATATCACCTCACAAGTCCAAGCATAATGTGTATAGCCTGTATCCGGTTCAAAATCAATAACCGGACTGTCAGCGGCTATATCGTCCCTGTCAAACAATGCTGATATCTTATCCGGAATTGTATCGTATTCTTTCTTTGTAAAATAGTCTACTGCTATACGAAATCCGCTTTCAGCTTCTGCATTGTCAGCATTAGTTCCGATTTTTCCGACTTCGTGCCAGACTATATAATTTCCGCCGTCTTTGAAATGTTCACCATGACCTACACGATCGGTAACAGTCAGCAGTAAATCTCTAAACTGTTTTAATGTCATAATCCGCCTCCAATCTGATTAATGATAATTTAGTGATCGGCGGTAAGGTTTCCTTGTCATGCTGCGCCTGTTCAATTCGGTACTGTTTGCCGAATAATATCGCCACGTCCTGTGATGATATATCACGGTGCAAAGGTACATATATAAGCTCCGTTAATTTGACCTGCGCTTGTTTAGCTTCATAATTGCGCTTAACGCCTATAGTCTGGTATGAGAATCTTAACAGCTTTTTAATTTTTAATCCCTCTTTAGGACGGTCACCCTTTTTGGCTATATTTTCAACAGAATAAATTTCCACAATTCCGTCATTAAACTTTTGGAACTTCGGCATCTTCTCTCACCGCCTTTACAGAAAATTTAGCACGGAGCGTTATCAGCTCCGCACCAAAATTCACTTTGAAATCTTCAAGGGAATTGTTATAAATGTATCGGCAGCAGTCAAAAAGCAGTTGCTTTTCCGTTTCCTGATTACTGTCAAAACTCAATGCTTCTCCTGCATACTCAGAAAGAATATTTTTGGCACGGTTTAAGATTCCGTCAAGCTTTTTGTCCGTGCCCTCGTCTTCCCATGTAATGTCAAGATAATTTTTCAATTCTTCAAGGAGAGACATTTAAATTCCTCCTTAGCCTGTTGTACCGCCGCTGCTTGAACCGTCTGCCCCAGTTGTAGTTGTTTCATTGACCACTTTAAATGTTGGCAGAACGTCCTTAACGCCTGAAATGTCAAGATAAATAAACGCATTTGTATCAAGCGGCTTGCCTGTACCGTAAAGCTTGATTTTGTATGTTCTCAAATCTTCAAGGTACTTGTAGGAATCGTCATATTCTAACTTGCCGCCCTTAGCAGTACCTATACCCATGAAGTAGCGTTTTGCAAGTCCGATAACCGCATGATTTGCAGGAACGCCTACCGACTGAATAACCTTTGTAGGAAACGGGAATACGTCATTTCTGTATGTACCGTCAGGGGCAAGAACTGTTGTAGCGGGCATAACCTTTGTGAAATAGTCAACGGGATTGACAATTAAGATAACTTCGGAAACTGTTCTTGTGCCTCCGTTAGGATTAGTTGCAAGAGTTGAAAGAAGTGTACCGTAAGTTTCCTTGTCAAATGCAGTTACTTTCGTTGCTGTTTTTCTTGAATAGCCTTTTGAGGAATCAAGTGAACCAGTGAAATTTCTTGTCATGCCCACAGGCTGATTCAGTCCGTTTCCGTCTACCATTGCAGTTTCAAGGGCAACGGCAAGAGCTTCTGAAAGCGTTTCACGGACATATCTGTCGATCCATGCAGGACCCAGGTCAAGCATATCAAAAGTAACAAACATATACGCCGTAAGCTTTGCCAATGTCATGGAGATGACTTCGATTTCACCGTCAAGCTGTTTTGTTATCGGAGTATTCAGCACGTCCCATGTTGCGGACTGTTCGCCTTTTTTATTCAGAACAAGCTTTGTGACCGCTGTCGTATTTTGGAAATTTATCACGTCAAGAAGCGGATGGTTTTGCTTCATATCCTCAAATACCGCTTCAATAACGGTTTCGGGAAGAGCGTCACCGATTCCCGTAATTACTGAACCGGCGGCAATTTCCTGCTTAGCGGCAGTGATAAAACTGTCATAAAATTTGGTTTCGGAAGAAGTAAGCTGTCTTACTCCCCTTGCCGCTAAAATTGTACTGTCAGCCGCACCAAGAATGCCATTGGCTTCTGCCGTGATGGATTCAGTTAAAAAGTCCTGCCAATCGTTCATTGATTTCTGCAAAGCGGCAGTGTCATTACTTTTAATGGCTGCGGAAAGTGCCGCCATTATATCGGTTTTCTTCTGATTGATGTTGTCAAGATTAATCATAGTATCTTCCTTTCATTACATAAAAAAATTACCGATAATGCTCATTGCCTTATCAGTAAAATCTTCGTTTTCTTTTTTCTTGTCAGGTTCTTCCGGTTCGTTTTCACCGTCCGGTTCTTCATGATTCGGTTTTGGCTCATCTTCACCCAAAATCCTGTCTGCAAAGCCGTATTTTATGCACTCCTGTGCAGTAAGCCACGTTTCAGCGTTCATTAATTCCGTTAATTTTGCTTCGCTGATTTTACCTCCTGATTTCAGCAGATATGCTTGCTTAGTACTTTCAGTAATTTTGTCCAGATCGTCGGCACATTTTCTCAGTTCTGCCGCATTGCCCATAGCGATACTCCACGCAGGGTGTATCATCATAGTAGCTGGAGGAGAAATTACAACCTCATCACACGCCATAGGAATAACACTTGCAATGGAACATGCATAACCGTCAATATATGCTGTCTTATGTGCCTTATGGCGTATCAATTGACTGTAAATACCTATGCCCTCACCAACATCTCCGCCCTTTGAATTGATGTACACATTAATCTGACTGACATTGCCCAGCTTGTCAAGTTCCTCTTTAAAATGACGTGCGGACGTATCAGAAATTTTTTCCTGACCTGTATAAAAATCAACCCCATCTGATTCAACTTCACTGTAAATATATAGATTAGCCGCACCTGTTTCTTCATCAGGGGCTAACTGCCAGAAGTTTTTATTGCATTTGAGTTTAATATCTTCTTTACTCATTTTCATTTAAATCACCGCTTTCCGCATTAGAATAATTTTTCGTCATGTAATGTTTTTGCGCCCATTCTTCACCTGTAGGATTCAGTCCGGCTTTATCTCTCGTTTCGTCAGGCGACAGCATACTGCTTGAAATCAACTTATCCGCATTGGCTGCAATATCGAAAATATCAATATGCTTGATACACGTTGTATCAACTCCGATGTATTGACCGCTTATGACCTCATCAGGAGTAAATTTCTTGCCAGTCAATTCCTCGCCTATCATATCCGCAAGAGGATCTATGCACACGGTCAGCAGCATATCTACTGCATCTTTTATCCCCGCAACATCGCCCCTTAATAACGCAGGAGGGACTTTGAATGCCTGTGCTGCTCTGCTCATAGCATCGTCAACCAACTTTGAAATATCGGTAATTTCATTTGTGGTTTTCTTTGCACTGTCGGACGTTGTCGGAACAAATTTCATGCCCTCCCACAGTGGAAGTACTGCATCATTAGCGTTGAAATAGGACTTAAAATGCTCATTCATCAGCTTAGTATATTTCTTTTCAAAATCCTTGTCGCCTTGTGCAAGGGCTGAAATTTCAAGAATACCTTTCTGACCTCCGGCTTTGATATATTTATTGGAAGCACTTTCGATCAGTTTTTCATACATGCCGAAAATATTGTTAATGATACTCATAACATCATTGTTTGAATACCGCAGATACAGTACATCAGACATTTTAAATTTTCTGTTAAATGTCAAATCCCCTCTGGAAACCTGTGTAAATTCAGTTTCCTTGACTGCATATTCGTCCTTTTGGAAATCGTCCGCAATTATCAATTGATTGTTTACGCTAATAACTAAAACCTCACCGTAAAACAGAAGCTTACCGATAACTTCTTGCCAGAATGCCGTACTGTTCTGATTCTTGTTAGGTTTAACATTGAGAGAATACCACTCATAGCCTTTGAATTCCTTACCGTTTTTGTAGGTTTTAAATTCGCATTTGGCAATTAATGAAGCAATCATTTCAATTGTTGTGAACAGCGCAAAGGATTCAAGAGCAATACTGTTTTGCAGATCGTTTCTATATTCGCTTAATATTACTGTCTTTTGCGATTTCGCAAAGATTCTTCCGAACCAGTCGATTATTTTCATCTTTCAGTTACCTTTCAATTATTTTTTATTAGACAAGTATACTAGTATTGAAAAAGTAAAAGTGCCGACTACGCCGCATATAGCTCCAATAATAAATCCTGTTAACATTTTCTTCCTCCTTTCATGGTATAAAAAAAGCGTCCATAAAGAACGCTTGACTTTTTATGAAATTGTGGTATAATAAAAGTGAAAAGGGTGACTGCGATAAGCGGTTCTCCCGAAATGTTTTGGTTTAAAGAAACACCGTTACATTTGGCAGATGGGCGGTGTTTCTTTTATTTAGAAACTATTTCTTGTTTTTATAAATATTATAAAACAAGGAGATAGCAGTTAGAATTACTAAAGTGTACTGAAACAGTCCCTCATATGTAACCATAGCTATCACCTCCCTTGTCAGGGAGAAACCGCCTGCCGAACGCAATAGGAAAAGCGTTCGGCAGACTTGCCCTAAAGATGGCAAGCCTACCGTTATGCAGAAACCCAATTCACCAATTAATTATATCACGGGTATTCAGGTTTGTCAAATTATGTATTATTTAATCAAAAATAACAATATCCATATCAACCGTACTTTCACTTCTTTCAGCATAAGGATTAAGGCATTCCGATACACATTCAGCCGCAACAAAAGCTTTAAATGGGTCTGTCTTGCGGCTTTTCGGTTCTATCTTGCCATATGTGATGTTTCCGGCGGGGGAGGTTACCGTTTTACTGTTCTGACATGCCCATCTCATTAACGGATTATCTCCCCACACAAAATTGTGATTTGCAAAGCCGCTTGTAATTAGCGGTATATTCAGCATTTCATCTGACGGTCTTAGCTTTACAACGTTGTTGTAATCCTTATCAGCCGAAAAATAAATATTCCTTAATGCTTTTGACATAAGGGAATATCTGTAATTATCAATACCGATTTTCAGCATTCTTGAATTACGCTTTGCCGCTTCGTTAGTCAGCCATACTGTCGGAAGTTCCGGAGATATTTCAACTGCATCAACAAATGTCAGCAGTCCCTGCGCCGCCCATTGTTCAAGCGGTGCTTTTATTCTCTTTAAATCCGGACTGTTTTTACATACCCATGTATGTGTTATCCAGTAATCTTTACTGCCCACACGGTACAAAAGTCCTGCGCCTAAAAAGTCAGTTGACTTCATATAGTCAATACCGCCAACGCACGGCATACCGTTCAATAAATCTTCATCGATCGGCTGATTGGTAGCAAGTATATTGTTCCATGATGTAACTGCATTTTCCAACTCTTTTGGAGGACGATTCATACGCTTGGCAATAAATGAAGTATTTGCAGCCGGATTAAGTGAGTAGTCAAAATACTCTGTTTCCAATTCTGTTCTTAAGTGCGGAAGATATGGTAGTGACGGATTAGGTTTTGCCCATTTGGTTTTATCGTCAACCTCGTCATCTGAATCAAGACGGCACAAAAAAGGCAATGTACCGTTATCCGGTATATCGCCGTCTAAAATTTTTCCGCATTTTTCAATCAGATCATCAAGAGGGCCTCCACGAACCAATCCGTCAGTTGACATTATCGTTCGTCTGGGATATTGCTTTTTGCCTAGTCCCGTTGTTGCAACGTCTATCAGCTTGTAATTTTCATAGGCGTGATATTCGTCAAAGTCGACCTTGCCGGGACGTCCTCCGTCTTTGGACTTTGGATTTGATGTACGATAACGGAATTCTGAACCGGTTTTCAGATTCTTGATAACCTCTTTATTCCAGTAGAAATGTTTTTTCATAACACTTTCTTTTTCATTTAGAATATCGTACACGTCTTGCCAACTTGATTTTGCCTGATCTTCCGACATTGCAAAAATATCAATGTGGTATTTTTTTACGCCGTTGGTCGGAGTAAGCAGACAAAAATCCTCAAAGGCAAGATAGCCGTTTTTCCCTGCGCCGCGTCCTACATAGATAAACAATACGGGAAATCGCAATTCGCCGTCACTGCGGTATGTGCAGTTATGCAGCGTAAATACAAATTCTTCCCACTCGAAAAGCTTGTACGGAAAGTACTTCTGATAACTTAAATATTTTTCTAGCTGCTGTTCGTCAACATGTATATCCTCCGTTTCAAAAATATGTTGAATGTAATTGCAAAGCTTTATTTGCTCTTGACAAACTTCAATTTTACCGCTGCGTACAAGGTCAATGTACTGCTTGATGTGAATATTGATTTTACAACTCATTATCTACTTCGCTCATAATATTGCTTGTTTTTATATCAAGCTCTGAAAGAAGTTTTAGCATTTGCGCATTGACCTTGATTTGACGTTCTATACTGGGGTTATCCTTGAATCCTTTCTGACCGCCGCCGTTGTCATAGGCAACCCGAATCCCCGTATTTTCAATATCCATTCTTAGTAGTTCTTTGGTCAGCCACAATGACATGTAATCTTCTACTAAATCACGGAAAGCGGGAGTGTCAGCTCCCTTTAATTTTATTTGATCAAGTAAATCTTTTCTTACGGCTTTATATTTTCTCGACTGCTTAAAAATTTTGGGATCAAATTCAATTTCTTGCATAACACTACCCCCCTCTATGGAAATTCTCCAGATCTGAATTGTCTAATATCCCCCACGGTGTACGTCCCCTTTAAAAAA